TATGGTTTCAGCTATGGCCTCAGGTGGGGTTGACAGTATGGAAAAATATCAGTATATGCTAGGACAGATACGGACGTATCAATATTTAAGTCAGGAGATATCCAGCCTGCTAAACAAAAAGGAGCAAAAAGAAAATGAAGGAACAGTTGTCAACATCGGTTCAAAAACCAAAGATTGAACTACCGAATAAAACATTAGTTGGTGTCAAACCAACAGAAAAAAAATCAGATGAAATAGGAAAGACTCCTAAACCTACGGGTTGGAGAATTTTAGTTCTACCTTTTAAACAAAAAGAAAAGACTAAGGGTGGAATTATATTAGCTGATGAAACAGTAGAACGATCACAAGTAGCATCAACTTGTGGTTTAGTTTTAGACATGGGACCACACTGCTACGATAAAGAAAGATACCCAGAAGGTCCTTGGTGTAAAAAAGGTGATTGGATTATCTTTGCAAGATACGCCGGATCACGAATTAAAATAGATGGGGGTGAGATAAGACTTTTGAATGATGATGAAGTTTTAGCGACCGTGGATAACCCTAAAGACATATACCACGAATTTTAACAACCATAGGAGAAACTATGCCAGAAACAGAAAATGATAAAACAGTTGAATTAGACGTAACCGGACCGGGAGCGACTATTGAATTGCCAGAGACAGAAAATGATACAGATAAAACTTTTGAAAATGAGGAAAAAAAGAATGAAGCAAATATTACGTACGATAATAAGCCCAATGACGCATCTGAGAAATCTGATGAGCAGCCTGTTCTTCGAGATGAAAAGAATGAAGGCGGAGAAGTTGTACAGAAAACTTCTGAAGAAGGGAGTGATAAACAAAAAGATAACTCTAAAGACGTTGAAGAATACTCTGAAGGCGTTAAGAAAAGAATAGCAAAACTCACTAAAAAAATGCGTGAAGCAGAAAGACAAAAAGATGAAGCTTTGTCTTATGCAAATCGTATTAAAAGTGAGAGAGATAGATATGAAGCTACAGCCACAGGTTTAGATAGAAATTATGCCACAGAAATGGAAGGCAGAATTACATCATCGTTAGCAGCCGCTCAAGCAAAACTTGCAGCAGCTAGAACTAATGAAGACTCTAAAGCTGAAGTAGAGGCTTTAACTCAAATATCTCAATTAGGTTATGAGCAAGGTAAATTAGCTGAGATTAAATCTCAACATGCTATGCAAGATAGCGCAGCTAACGAAAAACCTACATTACAACAACAACCAGTAAGACAACCAGCACCTGTAAAAGATCCTAAAGCGGAAGCATGGGCTGAGGAAAATGACTGGTTTGGTAAAGATAATGCCATGACTTATACAGCATTTGACCTACATAGAAAACTTACTGAAGAGGAGGGTATGGACCCACAATCTGATGAATATTATAATGAGGTGGATAGAAGAATAAGACTTGAATTCCCCCATAAGTTTGATAAAGTAGAACAAAAGATTAGTAAACCTACACAAAACGTTGCCTCTGCAACGCGTAGTTCAAAGACTGGTCGCAAAACTGTGAAGCTCACACCGACACAGGTAACAATAGCTAGAAAGCTAGGTGTGCCACTAGAAGAGTATGCGAAACAACTTATAATCACGAAGGAGGTATAGGCATATGATAAACAATAAACCAACTCGTGCGAGCCAAAGTAAAAGCGATTCTACAAAAGTAGATTCACAAGCATCTACGATTAAACCCAAAGTTGCTACAAAACCTTGGACTCCACCATCGTACTTAGATACGCCCAACGCGCCAGAAGGATTCAGACACAGATGGGTCAGAATAGAAATCATGGGATTTCAAGATACTAAGAACATACAAGGACGCTTAAGGTCCGGTTATGAACTTGTAAGATCTGATGAATATCCAAATGAGGACTTTCCAGCAATCATGGATGGCAAATACGCAGGGGTAATCGGGCACGGAGGCCTTGTGCTGACAAGGGTACCGGAAGAGATCGCAAAACAACGACAAGATTATTATGCTAAAGAAGCTAGTGATCAACAACGTGCAATCGACAACGATCTTATGAAGGAACAGCATAGGGGAATGCCTATCGATATTGATATGCAAACTCGTACAACCTTCGGTGGCAAAAAGTAATTTTACTTTAAACCAACGAAATTTTATAAACCGAACTGGAGGCCCCTCGGGGCAGGTTCATAAGGAGAAAATAATATGGCTAACGCTTCAACAACAGGGTTTGGTTTCAAACCCATTAAGATGGTTGGACAGTCGTATAATAATGCCGGTTTAAGTGAGTGGAATGTAGCCGCTTCTTCAGCTTTAATTTGTCATAGCGCTTTGACAATTTTGACTGCTGATGGAGTTGTGCTTACTGCCGCTAACGGAGGGGTTAATAACCTCGGCGTACTTAACGGTGTATTTTATACAGACGCAACAACAAGTAAACCAACATGGTCGAACTATTCGCCCGCTTCTAACACAGCTACAGACATAGTTGCACTTATCAATGATAATCCGCAACAAATGTTTGAAGTAATGTCTGCAGATACTGCATTCAATGCTAATGAAGTAGGACATTGTGCCGATCAAGTTACAGCTAATGGCGGCGCGCCGTTGTTCAATTCTGAATCAAAGATATCAGCAACAACAGATGCAGCAACAGCTCAACTAAAAATAATAGGTGTTTCAAGAGATCCTGATCATTCTGACACAACTGAAGAGGGCTTTGCTCTTAGAGTTATGATTAATGAACATATCTTAGGAAACAACGTAGCAGGTATATAAGGAGATAAAATATGGCTATATCAAGAAACCAACTCGTAAAAGAGTTAGAGCCAGGATTGAATGCTTTATTCGGCCTGGAATACAAACAGTATGAAAATCAGTCAGCTGATATTTATGCTACAGAGTCATCTGACAGAGCTTTTGAAGAAGAAGTAATGTTGAGTGGTTTTGCACAAGCACAAGTGAAACCGGAAGGTTCAGGTGTTACATATGATAACGCTCAAGAAACTTTCACAGCTAGATACACTAACGAGACTATTGCTCTCGCTTTTGCTATCACTGAGGAAGCAATTGAGGACAATCTATATGACAGACTGGCTTCTAGATACACTAAAGCTTTAGCAAGATCTATGGCTCAAACTAAGCAAGTAAAAGCAGTTAATCCGCTTAATAACGGATTTGGTACATTCACTTCAGGTGATGGATCAGCTCTTTTTGCTACTAATCACCCTACACTTGCTGGAACTGTGTCTAACACACTAGCAACTGCGGCTGACCTTAACGAAACTTCATTGGAGCAATCATTAATTGATATCGCTGCAATGACTGACGAAAGAGGTCTAAAAATTGCTGCTAAGGGTATGAAGATGATTATCCCATCTGCACTACAATTCACAGCTGAAAGACTTATGGCTTCTGCTGGTAGAGTTGGAACTGCTGATAATGATATCAATGCTATCAAATCTATGGGGATGATTCCTCAAGGTTACTCTGTTAACAATTACTTAACAGACACTGATGCGTTCTTTATTATTACAGACGTGCCAAATGGTATGAAACATTTCCAAAGAACTCCTATGTCTACTAAAATGGAAGGGGATTTCGATACTGGTAATGTTAGATACAAAGCTAGAGAAAGATACGTTTTTGGCGTATCTGACTATAGAGGTATCTTCGCTTCACCAGGAGCTTAATACTTAAATATTTTGTGGCGGGACATAGTTCCGCCACATTTAACTACGAAAGTGATAATATGAAAAAAACTCTTATCAATATCTGGGCTTACAATCACCATGCTAAATTTAGTATTGAACATGTTGAAGACACACCAGAATTAGTTGAAAAAGCTATACTTGACAAACTCGGAGAAAATAGTATAGTCTGGGAATATCTCGGAGATAGTTATCATTCGGGAATAAATAGAATAACTTATGAAGAGGTTATTAATGATACAAGACCTATACAAAGCAAAAAGGTCCTTGGAGTTGAAGTGGGAACAGGAGCATCTATCTAATGACAGATACACTCTTGAAATGGTCAGAATTGATGACAAAGTTAAAGAAGTCATTACAAAGATCAAGCTTGAAGAAGCTAGGATTGCTCACTTACAGAACAACGTAGAAGGTTCTGCTCCACAAGTTTCTGTAGCTACTTAGACAAAAGCTACATCGCTGAAATGCATAAATACCTAGGGATCTCTTGCACTCCACTTAAAAATAACATATAATATTCGCACTATACATAAATTAATTAATGTTTTACATAGACGCGGTATAGTCGACGGCCTAGAGACTATGTAAAATCAACTAGGAGAATAATCATGGCTAATACTACTTTTTCGGGACCGATAAGAGCGGGAACGATTTCAAACACTACAGGTACAACACTTGGTGACAACGTTGCAAACGTTGGTCAAGTTGTTATGTGCCAATCTCAAGCGATTACTCAAGCAGATGGTACAACTAATATTGTAATTCCTGCAAACTCACAAATCGTAGCTATTGAATTATCAGTAGATGTAATTTGGACGGGTGTAGCAACTACAGCAGGTTTAGGTTGGACTGGTGATGCAACTGCAATAACAGCAGCAGCTGCTGTAGCAGGTGGAACATTAGGAATAATTTCTGCAACTGCTGGAGCTGACGCAACTAGAGTTAATAACTGGGCAGATGTTGGAACAACTGACAGAAGAATTCTTTTAACTAACACTAATACAGGTGATGGTGAAGGTTTCTTAACTGTAAGATACGTTCAAAACAATAACCTAAGTTAATAAATAATTAGTGTGGGCTTCGGCCCACATATAAAATTTTAAGGAGAAAAATATGAGTTCATTTTCAAGTGACCAAACAACTCTTAATAAAACTACAGGGGCAGCCTCTGTTTTATTAGGGGCTAGAGCTAGAGTTACATCAATTCAAGGAAGAGGAGAAGCAGGTTCTGTTTTATCTCTACATGACGTAGCTGATGCAGGAGACGCGGCAGCAGGTAATTTAAAAGCTATCTATAGATATGAAACTGAAGGACTAGAAGTTTATGTCCCCGGTTCAGGTATCTTGTTCCAAAATGGAGTTTGTGCTACGTTAACTCAAACTACTGGTACAGACGGTAGCGTTACATTAACTATTACAGGAGCGTAAGCTCATGGCTAATACGACTTCAGGTTCTTATACTTTTGATAAGAACTTAGGCATTGATGAAATCATTGAAGATGCTTATGAGCGTATTGGCATTCAAAGTGTTTCTGGTTATCAATTAAAAACTGCTAAAAGATCTTTAAATATTCTATTTTCTGAATGGGGAAATAGAGGTCTACAATTTTGGGAAGTAAAAAATCAAAACGTAACTTTAGTAAATGGTCAAGCTGTTTATAATTTTTACAGATCCACTGCTGATGGTGTATCTGATGGTGTAAGCACTACACTTAGTGCAGGAATAGATGCAGCAGTTACAACTATTCCCTTGACCGCGATCACGGGTTTTCCAACAGCAGGTACTTTAACTATTGGTACAGAAGATATTACTTACACAGGAATTTCTAGTTTAAATCTTACAGGATGTGTGAGAGGGGTTAATGGCACTACAGCTGCAACTCATGCAAGTGGTGATACTGTTCTACAGTCTCCAAGAGGTATGACTGATATTCAAGAAGCAAATTACAGAGTAGATACTACAAGTGTTGATACACCTATGACAAGAATTAGTAGATCTCAGTATCAAGCATTTTCTAATAAAACAGATTTAGGTTTACCCACTCAATACTGGGTTCAAAGATTTGTAGATAAAGTTACTATGACTTTATATTTAACACCAGGTAGCTCACAAGCAGGTGATTTTATAAATTTCTATTATACAAAAAGAATTGATGATGTAGGAGCTTACACTAATGCAACTGATGTACCTTACAGATTTATACCTTGTATGATAATGGGTCTATCTTATTATCTAGCTTTAAAATATGCACCACCAAGAGTACAGGAATTAAAATTATTATATGAAGATGAATTAAAAAGAGCCGAGTCTGAGGATGGTTCTTCTAACTCAACTTACATATCACCTAAAATATATTTTCCAGGAGTTAGTTAATGTCTAGTTTTGCACAGGGTAAACATGCTTTAGCGATATCAGATCGTTCTGGTTTGGCTTTTCCATATAATGAAATGGTTAGGGAATGGAATGGTGCGTTGGTACATAACTCAGAGTACGAGCCCAAACAACCACAACTACAACCTAAACCCGTTAATGCAGATCCTCAAGCTTTACAAAGAGCAAGACCAGCAAGAGTTGAGTTTCCAACAGAAGATTTTTTACCGGATAATCCAATCACGACTACAG